CCCATTCGGGGATTTTCCTGCCCCGGGAAATTAATCAGCAAATGGGATGGGCGGAGCATAGGTGCTGTCATGGCGGGAGTCAAAGGTAAGAGCGGAGGGCCGCGCGCGAACAGCGGCGGTGCTCGCCCTGGTGCTGGCCGGCCCAAGGCGCCGATCGAGCTGATCGCGCCGCGGGCGTTTGACGGCAAGACACGCTTCGCGAGTCCGTTGGAATTCCTGCTGGCCGTCATGAACGACGCGAGCGCGGACGCGAAGATCCGCGTCGACGCGGCGAAGGCATTGCTGCCGTTCAAGCACCAGCGCCAGGGTGAGGCGCGACAAGATCAGCTTGCGCTGGCACTCGAGTCCGGCGGCACCAAGTGGGATGGCCTGTTGCAATGACCTGGAACACGGCCTGCCCTGACTGGCAGGCGCGGATCCGGGCGGGGCAGTCGCTGTGCCCGACGTTGCCGTTGTTTGAAGAGGGCGCCGCGCGTGGGCTGGCGGTGTTCGACCGGCTGCGGCTGCCGGATGTTCCGGGCAATCCGCAGCTGAGCGAGGCGGCAGGGGATTGGTTCCGCGATGCGGTGCGCGTGCTGTTCGGTTCGTATGACCCGGACCAGGACGTGCGGCACATTCGCGAGCTGTTCCTGATGGTGCCGAAGAAGAGCTCGAAAACGTCCTACGCCGCGGCGATGCTGCTCACGGCTGTACTGGTGTCGCCGCGTCCTCGCGCTGAATACCTGTTCATCGGCCCGACGCAGGAGATCTCCGACCTGGCCTTTCAGCAGGCGGCGGGGATGGTGGAGATTGACCCGGTGCTGGCGGCGAAGTGCCACATCCAGCATCACATCAAGAAGATCACGTACCGGCCGACGGGCGCGTTCCTGAAGGTGAAGAGCTTTTCGCCCAACGTGGTCACGGGCTCGAAGCCGGCCGGGGTGCTGATCGACGAGCTGCACGTCATCGGCGAGATGAACAACGCGGACCGGGTGCTGGGCCAGCTGCGCGGCGGGCTGGTCTCCCAGCCCGAATCGTTCATGGTGAACATCACCACGCAGTCGGAGCGCCCGCCGGCCGGGGTGTTCAAGGCTGAGCTGATGAAGGCCCGCAAGGTGCGCGATGGCACGCTGCGCGCGTCTATTCTGCCGATCCTGTACGAGTTTCCGGATGGGGTCGACTGGCGAGACGCGGCGAACTGGTGGATGGTCACGCCGAATCGTGGCAAGTCGATCACGGTGGAGCGGTTGATTCCAGACTTTCACCAGGCGGAGTCGGCCGGCGAAGAGGAGTTGCGGCGCTGGGCCTCGCAGCACCTGAACATCGAGATCGGCCTGGCGCTGAAGTGTGACCGCTGGGCCGGCGCGGATTTCTGGGAACAGCAGGCCGCAGTGGTGTCGCTGCAGACCGTCCTCGCCGAGTGCGAGGTGGTGACGATCGGGATCGACGGCGGCGGGCTTGATGACCTGCTTGGCCTGGCCGTGATGGGTCGCAAGCGCGACTCGCACGAGTGGTTGTGCTGGACCCATGCGTGGGCGCACCCGAGCGTGATGGAGCGGCGCAAGTCCGAGGCGTCGCGGTTCCAGGACTTTGCGCGCGACGGCAATCTCACGCTGGTGACGCAGATCGGCGATGACGTGGAAGAGGTCGCAGGGATCTGCGCCGAGGTCGAACAGTCGGGATTGCTGGACAAGATCGGCGTCGACCCGCACGGGCTGGGCGGGATCATCGAAGCGATCCATGACGCGGAGGTGCCGCCTGAGAAGATCGTCGGCATCTCGCAGGGCTGGAAGCTCACCGGGGCGATCAAGACAGCGGAACGCAAGCTCGCCGAAGGGGCGTTGATTCACGGAGGGCAACCGATGATGAACTGGTGCGTCGGTAACGCCAAGGTCGAGCCGAGGGGTAACGCCATCACGATCACGAAGCAGGCCGCGGGATTCGCGAAGATCGACCCGCTGATGGCGGTTTTCAACGCGGTGTCGCTGATGGCGTTGAATCCGGCGGCGGCAGGCGGGCAGTTCGACGATTTCGCATTCAACCCGCTGGTACTTTGAGGCGCCAATGGCCATATGGAAGACTGTATCCGGCTGGTTTGGCCTGGGGCAGAACGCGCTCAGTGATCGCGAAGGGGACCAGGTAACCACGCCGGCCGCTCCGTTGGTCGCCGGGGTTGAGAACGTCAAGGTCGACGGCGCGCTCCAGCTGTCGGCGGTATGGTCCTGCGTAGATCGTCGCGCCAACGTGGTGGCTTCGTTGCCGCTGTTCACCTATCGGAATATCGGCAACGGCCAGAAAGAGCTGGCCCGTACCGCGCGGCTTTACCAGATCCTGCACGACGCGCCCAACGAGCGCATGACGCCGATGGATTTCTGGCGCGTCATGATGCTGAACCATGATCTGCGCGGGAACGCCTACGCCCGGATAGATCGCGACCCGGCAACCGGGGAGGCGCTGCGGTTGTGGCCGATGGCGGCGGACCAGGTGAGGGTGGTCGCGCTGGATGATGGCGCGCTCACATACCTGTATCGGATTGGCGATGACTTGGCCGCCCTGGCTGAAGAGAACGTGCTGCATCTGCGCAACCTGGGCAATGGCACCGTCGGGTTTGCAAAGCTCGACTTCATGCGCGTGACAACCGACGAGATGTACAAGGCGCAGCAGTCGGCGGCGAAGATATTCGGCAGCGGGGGAAAGCCTACCGGCGTCCTGATGGTCGACCGCGTGCTGCGCAAAGAGCAGCGCGACGCGATCCGCGCGGCCTTCGCGGAGATGTCGAGCGTCACCAGTACGGGCCGGCTGTTCGTGCTCGAGGCGCAGATGGAATACAAGCAGCTCGGCATCTCGCCGGAAGATCAGCAACTGCTGGAGTCGCGCAAGTTCGGGGTCGAGGAGATCTGCCGCTGGTTTGACGTGCCGCCAGTTCTCGCCCACCACTCGAACGTGACCACCTGGGGCAGTGGCGTCGAGCAGATCATGGACGGCTGGTACAAGCTGTCGGTGCGTCCGATGCTGGTGTCCATCGAACAGGCACTGCGCAAGCGGGTGCTGACCGCGGCGCAGCGCGCCAGCATGACGGTCGAATTCTCGTTCGACGCCCTGCTGCGCGGCAACGCCAAGGATCGCGCCGAGCTGTACGCCAAGAATGTGCAGAACGGCATCATGACGCGCAACGAGTGCCGGCAGCTGGAAAACCTGCCGCCGGTCACGGGCGCCGACGCGCTCACCGCGCAGACGAACCTGGCACCTGTGGAGATGCTGGGCAAGATTCAATCGACTGGAGGCGCAGCGAATGCTGGTACGCAAGACACTACAGCTCAGTGATGTAGAGCTGAAGCTGGACGATTCCGGCGAAGGCAAGTTCGCCGGCTATGCCTCCGTGTTCGGCGGGGTCGACAGCTACGGCGATACGATCCTGAAGGGAGCGTTCGAGTACACCCTGAAGAACAACGGCAAGCCGAAGATGTTCTACAACCACGAGTGGGACATGCCAGTCGGCAAGTGGACCGTCGCGAAGGAAGACGATCATGGATTGTGGGTAGAGGGCGAGCTCACGCCGCGCCTGACGCTGGCCGGCGATGTGAAGGCCGCGCTCGAGCACGGCACGCTCGACGGCCTGTCGATCGGCGGCTACCTCAAGAAAGGCGACTACGACGAGACGGAAACCGGACGAGTCATTCGCCGCTGGTCAAATCTCGCGGAGATCAGCCCGGTGGTGTTCCCGGCGGATTCCGCTGCGCGCATCGACCTGTCATCGGTGAAGTCCATCGACTTTGAATCGCTGCTGCCAGAGTGCAACAGCGAACGCGATATTGAACGGCTGCTGCGGGATGCAGGGCTGGGCAAGTGGGAGGCTATGGCGACGGTCTCCCGCATGAAGGCGATCCTCGCGGGGCGGGATGCTCCCGACGAGGCAGCCAGCATGAAGGCGCTTCTCGATCGGTTGACCCGATTGGCAAGCTGAGTCGCGCATTCCGCAAAAGCGCCGCCTACGGGCGGTTTTTTCGTTTAAGGAGACTCTGTTATGAGTATCGAAGCTGTGATGAAAACTCTGGACTCTCTGGAGTCCAAGATCGGCGCAATGTCGGCAAAGGCTGACGGCGAGATGAAAGAGCTTGGCGCGGTGTCTGCTGACACCAAGGCCGCGCTCGACACCCTCGGCACGCAGCAGCGCGAGCTGGCCGACCGCATGCTCAGCCTGGAGCAGCGCGGCTTTGCCGGCGACAAGCACGAGCCGGCGGGCGACGAGTCATGGGGTGCCCAGATCGTCAAGAGTGCGGCGTTTGGCGACTTCGCTGGTGGTCGCACTCAAAAGGCGCGGGTCGAGGTGAAGAACACCCTGACGGGTGCCGACGCCAACGTGGCGCCAGACCGCAAGCCGGGGATTGTGGCGGGCGCCTTCCAGACGCTCACTATCGAATCGCTGCTGAACAGCACCACCACTACCAGCAACGCGGTGGAGTTCACGAAGGAAAACGCATTCACGAACTCTGCGGCGGAAGTGGCGGAAGGGGTAGCCAAGGCGGAATCGGCGCTCACCTGGACGCTGGTCAACATGCCTATCAGCACCGTGGCGCACTGGATCAAGATCAGTCGCCAGCTGGCAATGGACAACACCGCGCTCGCGGCCTACGTCAACAACCGCATGCGCTACGGTGTGCAGCGCAAGGTCGAGACGCAGCTCTGCGCAGGCGATGGCGTGGCGCCCAACATCAGCGGCATCTTTGACGCCGGCAACTTCACGGCGCACGGCTACGCAGCCGCGAACCTGGGGGCGACCCTGCCGAAGCTGGTGCTGATCCGCAAGATGATCGCGGACAGTTGGGCTGCTGGCTGGCCGGCGGACGCGATCCTGATGAACCCGGCGGACTTCGCCACTATCGAGATCGAACTGCTCACCACGACAAGCAACGCGGTGCGCGTGAACGTCGACGGAAACGGCGTCATGCGCCTGTGGGGCGTGCCGGTGGTCCAGTCGGTTGGCGTGACTGCCGACAACATCGCGGTCGGTGCGTTCAGCCAGGCTTACACCATCTACAACCGCGAGGGCGTGGTGGTCGAGCTGAGCGAGTCCGACAGCGACAACTTCACGAAAAACCTGATCACGATCCGTGCCGAGCGCCGCCTGGCTCTCGCGACGGAAGTGCCCGGCGCTGTTCGTGCAGGCGACCTGACCCCGGCCTGATCTCTGACGGGGAAATGACGGGCGGGGGCAGCAATGCCCCCGTCTCGTTTTCACGACACTGGAGCCGACATGGTTCAAATCAAATTCACCACGCTGGGCGCGAATTCAGCCATCGGGGCGTTTGGCCCTGGGGATCTGATGCGCTGCAGCGAGGCGCTTGCTCGCCATCTGGTTGAGGAAGTGAAGTGCGCAGTCTACGTGACAGCGCAAGCGAAGGATGATGCCGACGATCATCCGCGCCGCAACCGGCGCCGGGGTGGGGCATGAGCCTCATCTCCCTCTACATCGCCAAGCAGGATCTGCGCGTCGATCACGACGACGAGGACGCCCGGATTGCGCGCATCCTGCTGGCTGCCGAGCTTACGGCGGTCCAGTACCTGAACCGCAACGTCTACGCGGACCAGGACGCGCTGGATGCGGCGATAGCGGCAGCGCCTGCCACACTCACCGCCGCGACGGCGACCTATGACGCCGCTGTGGCTGTGGCCGAAGCGATGGAAGATGAGACCGAGGCGGCGATCGCGCTCGAGGCGGCCGAGCGCGCCTATGCCAAGGCGCAGAACGAAGCGCGGGCCACGCACAACGGGATGGTCATAAACGAGGCGGTTTCGCAGGCAATTCGATATCACGTAGTGCATATGTTCGATCAAGGCAGCTCTGTTGATTCGCCGCCTGGATGGGAGATGATGCTGCATCCCTACCGGATCTACGCGCTGTGAAAGCCGGCGACCTGCGCCACCGCGTCACCATCGAGCGCCCGGGCGCGACCGTTGACGACTTCGGCCAGCCAGTCCCGAGCGGGTGGGTAGAGGTCGCCTCGGTGTGGGCCAACATCAAGCCCATCGGCGGGCGCGAGAAGCTGCGCGCAGGGGCTGTCGAGTCCACGCTGTCGCATACCGTGCTCGTGCGCTACCAGTCGGGCCTGCTGCCGGTGATCGGCGCCGACGCCTGGCGGATCAACTACGGCGGCCGATTGCTGGCGATCCACTCCGCGATGGTCGTCGAGGAGCGCGGCCAGTGGATCATCTTCGATTGCACGGAGGGCGCTCTGCATGGTGGAGGCTAAGAGCGGCCGTATTGCGGTATCGGGGTTGGCCGAGCTGAAAAAGGCGCTCGAAGGGTTGCCCGCAAAGATCGAGGGCAACGTGATGCGCGGCGCCCTACGCGCTGGCGCTGCCGTGTTTCGCGATGCGGCCAAGCGGGGCGCGCCCGAGGATAGCGGGGCGCTCAGGAAGTCCATCCGTATTGTGTCGCGCCGGCAAAAGCGTGGAACTGGCTGGATCAACATCGACATCAAGGCCGGCGACAATCGGGGGGTGTGGTACGCGCACCTGATCGAGTTTGGCACCGCGAGCTTCTACACCGGGACCGGGCAGTCGATCCGAAAGCCGTACATTATCCGGGGCAAGCTCGGCGATGGCCAGGCCGGCTACGGGAACAAGAAGCGCGGCCACGCCAGGTTTTCTGAGGTTGGCGACGAGGCGCTCGCCACGCAAAAACGCAACGCTCTGAGATTTGGCGACACGTTCGTCGGGCAGGTCACGCACCCTGGCATCAAGCCGACCCCGTTCATGCGCCAGACATTCGACAGCTCGGCGAACCAGATGGCGGCCATCGAGGCGACGGCGGCCTATATCCGGCGCCGGCTGCCCAAAGAGATCGCGAAGGCGGGCCTATGAGCGCGGAGAGCATCGTTGCCTCTTTGCTCGGTCACGCCACGATCACGGCGCTGGTCGGGGCCCGCCGGGCGCTGGGCCAGTTGCCCACGAACACCGCCATGCCCGCGCTGGTCTACACCGTGATCGACTGCGTGCCCGAGCCGAAGATCGCCTATCAGCTCGGCGGCAACCGCGCCCGGGCCCGGGTACAGATCAACCCGCTGGCCGGCACCATTGCCGAGGTGAAGGCGATCGGCACGGCCGTGCAGGGCGTGATGGATTTCCTGCACGCGCAGACCGTCGCGACGAAGACCGTCGTCAGTTGCCGGCGCGATCTGATCGGCCGCATGGACAAGGACGACGAAGCCGGCATCTGGACGCAGCCGACCGATTACATCCTGCTTTTCGTGGAGTGATCCGCACCCGATTCCGGCCCCCGGCTGGATAGTTGAGCCCCCGCCCATGCGGGGTTTTTAGTTTCTGAAGGAAGGAAAATCCTATGACAGTCGCAACCTCCGCCGGGACCACCATTCACATCTCGGCATCGGCCCCCGCCACCTTCGATTCGGCCGGCTACAACGCGATGACCTGGACCACGGCCATCGGCGAGGTCACGGATCTCGGCGAGTTCGGGCGCGAATATGCGCTCGTGACCCACAACCCGGTAGGGTCTCGCGGCACCCGCAAGTTCAAGGGCAGCTTCAACCAGGGGACGATGACCCTGCAGATCGGGCTGGACACGGACGATGCGGGCCAGGTGATCGCCAAGGCCGCGAGCCTGTCCGACAACGACTACTCGTTCAAGGTCACCACGCAGAACGGCGACAAATACTACTTCCAGGCAAAGGTCATGAGCTGGAAGGTTGGTGTCGGTTCCGTGGATTCCATCACCACCGCCACTTGCGTCCTCGAGCTGACCACCACCTCGGCGGGTGTTGGTGTGGTTGAAGTCCTCGCCGCTTAATCCAAGGAGCATCACATGACCGTAGCAACTTCCGCCGGAACCGTCCTGAAGATTTCGGCCGGCACGCCGGGCACGTTCAACGTCGCAGGCTATGAGGCGCTGACCTGGACCACTGTCGGCGAGGTGACGGACCTCGGCGAGTTTGGTCGAGAATACGCGCTGGTCACGCACAACCCCGTGGGGTCGCGTGGCACCCGGAAATACAAGGGCTCCTACAACGAAGGCGCGATGACGCTCCAGTTGGGCCTCGATACCGATGATGCCGGGCAGATTCTTGCCAAGGCCGCGAGCCTGTCGGATAGCGATTACTCGGTGTCCGTGACCACGCAGAACGGCGACGTCTACTACATGCAGGCCAAGGTCATGTCGTGGAAGGTCGGCGTCGGCTCGGTCGACTCGATCACCACCGCGACCTGCGTTCTCGAAATCACTACCACGTCGACCGGCGTCGGTGTGGTCGAAGACATCAACTGATTGAATGCCTGACAAGGCGAAACGCGCACCGAGTCGCCGCCCGTCTGACCTTTCGCGGGGTCAGCGGGTGGCGGCCACGGGCACTGAAAACCCCGCGAAAGGAGCGAAACCCATGTTTGATATCAGCACGCTTGCCGTCAAGGAAACCGCCATCGTCGAGCTGGAAAGCCCGGACGGCGAGCCGTTGACGAACGACACCGGCGAGCCCATCACCATCACGGTCTACGGGCCTGGCTCGAAGCGGTTTCAGGATGCGCAGGGCACGCGCAACACGGCCTTGCTTGAGTACTTCCGCAAGGGCGGCAAGAAAAAGGGCTACGAACAGCGAGTGCTCGACGCCGAATTTCTGGCTAGCTGCACCGTCTCGTTCAACAACTTTTCGTACAAGGATTTCTCCGGTCATGAGATGTTCAAGGCCGCTTACCTGGACGCATCCATCGGCTTCATCTCCGAGCAGGTGAACAAGGCCATCGGTGACTGGGCAAATTTTACGAAGGCGTCCGACAAGACCTGACCCTGTTCGCCAAGCAGCTGGCGTGGCTGCACTCCACGCCCACGGCGAAGGGCGTGGCTGATCAGTCGCAGCGGCAGACCAGGGGCGAGAAGATCGAGGCGAACGGGGGTCGGCCGCTTTTCCCGGACATCGGGGAGGCGGCTTACCTTGTTTCCTACTGGCGAGACATCGGGATCGTTTCTGCCGGTGGCATGGCGGCGCAGCCGCTGACCTCTGTCGAGGTGATGGCGTGGCAGCAAGGTTCCGGCATATCGCTGACCCCGTGGGAGTTCGCGACGATCCGGGACATGTCGCGGGGATATCTCGAGCAATCGAAGATCAGCGATAAGCCCGAGTGCCCGCCGCCCTACGGCAACCCTGTCAACGAGTTCGACCGCAAGGTCGTGAGCAAGAAAGTCACCAACGCCTTCCAGGCATTCATGCAGGCTAAACGGAGCAGCGTCTGATGGCGGCCATCGGGACATTGACTATCGAAATGGCGGCGAACGTCGCGCGGCTCGCGCAGGACATGCAAAAGGTCTGGTCAACGGTCGACGGCACGATGAATAAGATCAAGGCCGCGGCGAAAATGGGCCTTGCCGCGCTCGGTGCCGGCGTATCCGTCGCTGGCATCACGGCCTTCGTGAAGTCCGCCATCAACGCCGCCGACGAGATGAGCAAGCTGAGCCAGAAAACCGGCGTGGCGGTCAAGGATCTGGCGGGCCTGCAGTTGGCCTACCAGCAGTCGGGCATCCAGGCGGGTGCATTGCAGACCAGCATGGCGAAGCTCGCGCAGGGGATGGCGAAGGGCAACGACGCGTTCGCCGCCATGCAGCTGTCGACAAAGAATGCCGACGGATCACTGAAGAGCACCCGCGACATGCTCGGCGAGGTGGCCGACAAGTTCGCCAGCTATCAGGACGGGGCCGAGAAAACCGCGCTTGCCATGCAGCTGTTCGGAAAGGCAGGCGCGGACATGATCCCGCTGTTGAGCGGTGGCGCGGCGGGGCTGGCCGAGTTCGACGCGATGGCGCAGCAGCTGGGCCTCACGATGGACGAAGCCACGGCGAAGAGCGCCGAGAAGTTCAACGACACGCTGGATCTTGTGAGCATGGGCGTGTCTGGGGTGGGCACGCAGATAGCGGCTCAGTTGCTGCCAACCCTGACCGGGCTGGCGGGTGAATTCCTGACCACCATGACCAGCGGGGACAAGCTGAAGAGCACGGCGGAATTCCT